TTCATCGGCTGTTTTTTTGTTATAGCTTTCAACCGCTTCTATCTCTTCACCTGCCGTGCCAAGTTTGCCCGATACCTCTTTACCTATTAGTATGCTTGCCATTCCGTAGTTCATACGGATATTATCTTGAACCGAACTTTCAGTATACTCAAAAAGTTTGTCAGTATCCTGATAGTCTACCTTAATTAACTTAGGGTCTTGGCTTTCTTCAGGGCTATCAACACGCATTATTTTAGAACTGTTATCAGCACCTTGAAATGATGTTAATACGCTGTTGAGGTCATCTGTACTATCACCGTCTTCAGTTACCGCCCTATTTATATAGATATGCGATGCCATAAAGTTAGTTCTAATATCATTATACTTTTTAACCTTAATCTCACCATCAGTAACACAATCTTCTAACACTGGGTCTGATGTTGCCGTAGGGTATTCATGCCCGTCAACAGAAAAATAAAGTATCTGACCTTTGTATTTGTCAAAACCACCCGCTTTAATAACCTCTTCTTCTACGTTTTCAGGGTTAAAAAAATCAATATAGTCAATATTATCTTTTTTGATTTGCTTAAACCTACGCCTATTCCAGTCATCGTAAACGGCAACAGCATAAGGTATGTAGCTATCCTTTTCAACCGCCAACCTGCAATGCTCAAAAGGTACTGAATAAACATCGGTAATTTGATAGTTAGCATTGTAGTTAACGTGAAAGGCAAAGCCCCTAAACATTGCTAAGTCATTAGATACCTTACGCAATATAAAGTCATTGGTTTGACCTAATTTGTTAACCTTAGCCTTATAAAATGTTTTGTCTGCAAATCCTTGACCTACTATAAACTTGGTGTATATTTCGTTGCAGCGAAAAGCCGTAGCACTCCCTTTAATAATATCCATTACCCTTTGAGGGTAAGCATTATCAATATCGTATGCTAATACTCCTTCCGTAGCTATACGTTTTACAGTAAGCCTTTGTGGAATATCAACAAGTGAGGTGCGGTGTTTCATTATTTTTTAGGTTTACGCCCTTTTTTAACAGGTACTTTTACTTCAGTAACAATAGGCTCTTCAATAACTTTTTCAATTACTTCTGTTTCAACAACTGGGCTTTCTTTTAGCAAATCTTCGTTGATAGTCTTAAACTTTTTGCGTAGTTCAGGACGTGCTAAAAGCATTTCAATACAAGCGGATTCAGGTAAATACTTTTCTGAATAAGTAACGCCTTTAAAGCTGATTAAACTGCCTGTTTTTAGGGTAAAATTCTTAGTTGATTGCATATCTTGTTCGTTTGATGGTAAAGATAAGTAATTTTTTAATTTAAAGTAATCACGGTAAAGGTTGCCTGGGCAACTTCCACAAACTACACCCTTACCAAATGTTGATTTAAATAAAACAGCAAACTCTTTTTGAGCCTGTGAGTTATACATGACCTCGTTAACTGTCCACTTCATAAAAATTAGTATAAAAAAAGGGGCTTTTTATCGCCCCCTTTCCTTTAGTTAAACAATGTTATAGTAAGGCTTCAATTAATGCCAATGTTGTAGCATAATTGGTATCAAATACGCTAAATGGTAAGTGTGGCTCTTTTACAAGTTCCGAACTACCAAGTTGCAGTACATAAATGCCATCATTCTCCATTACGTTACGCACACTTGTTAGCACTTCAAGACCGTTGGTTATACCATAAATCTCAAAAGCTGAATTGCCAGTAGCGGAACGGTTAGCATTTTCAACAATAGCACAAAGGTTGCCCGATTGTACCATTTTTTCAATTTGCGCTTTTGTTTCCGGTGTAATATCAAATGCTGCAAAACCTACATTGTGTTGGTAGCTGTCAAAATACTGACCTTTTACAAGTTCAGCACTTGCTGTAATTGAGTTGTTACGACCCTCTATTTTAAACAATGTTTGACCTGATGCTAATGTAATACCATCAACAATCTTTTGTGGTGTAATACCTGCTGTGTCGTAGGTAAAATCAGCCCCGTCAAGGTTAAATAGATATAGGGTGTCTTTAGTTCCCGCAATAGGCGGGTTATCACAATCAATCAATATATCTGCGCTTATGCCTCCGCATTGTGCCATAATTCTTAGTTTTTAAAGGTTAATAAGCTACTTCTACTAAGTAATCTTCCAATACTTTAGCATCAAGGTTGTAAGCGAATTTAGCAACATATTTTTCGTTGTATTCGTCAAAGAACGCTTTAACTTCAGCAAGGTTGCCCTCTTCTTCAACACCTAAACCTAAGTTATCGGTAGTGGTAAGAATGGCACGGTGTGGGCGGTAGTATTTAGTACCGTTATCTTGGTAAAGGTCAATCATACGGTCAAAGAAATTAACACCAACAACCGGGATGCCGTTGTAAGAAAGTGCGCTAAAACCGCCCTCAATTCGTACAAAAGAACTATCAACACCTTGCATTTCTAATTCGTATGCGTACTGGTCAAATACTGTTTGTGTAACAATGTAAATAAGGTTGTTACGGTCACGCAAACGGAAATCAGCCGATACTTTAAGGGTGTGTAGCGTTGCAGTTGCTATACGGTTTGTAAGGTCGGTAGAGTTAAACGCTTGCAAAGCATAGGTAGACTGACCGTTTTTAGTTGCCAATGTGTCAACGTAACGTGCCGGGGTTGCTGTGCCAATTGCAAAAAGTTGTTTCCAAAACCCGTCAATAGGGTTGAAGTAGTCAACATCAATACCGTTTGTAATAACACCAGCAGGGCTATCATTGTAGTTAGCTGCATCAGTATCACCAAACCAAGCAATACGCCAAGCTGCATCAACGGCAGCATCAGTTAAACGCTCTTCAACAAAGTTTGCAAAGTCAGTATCAAGGATGTTTGTTTTGTTAACACCGTTTTTAGTAGCCCAAGCAAAGAATGTATCTTCTAAGTCAGTCCAGCAATCTTCAATACGGGCGGCTATGTACTTTGGAGTCCATACCTTTTCGCTAATATCAATAGATGCGGTGTCGGCAGTTGTTGAACAAGTTGTTTTTTCTTTACCAAGCAAGCCTAATTTACCAAGAAAAACAATTTGTTTGTTTGCCTTAATGCCGGTAAATACTTGGTGAAATTCGGTAATAGCAGGGCGTGTAAATAACGCCTCGTAGATAGCCTCTGAAAGTAGTTGTACTTCCCTACGGGTAAACGTATAATTGGTTGGGTTTAAAATTGCCATTTCTTATCTTTTTATGGGTTAGGTTAATTGTTTTTTAACAGGTTTGTATTCAGCCCTACGTTCTTTCATACCCTCAAAACGGTTATCGTCTTTTTTGTTGTCGGTATGGCGTGCCATGTTGTCTTTTTGGCGTGCCTTTGGAACGTATGAAGATTTTACGTTGGCTTTAAGTGCCTTTACTTCTTCTTGCAGGGCTTCAATTGTTTCAGCCGATTTTGTCAAAGCGTTTTCTACTTCTTTGTCTTCAGCTTCGTACTCTGCAACTTTAGCTTGCAGGGCTGTTACTTGTTCTTGTAGTTCAGCCATAGTGTATTCGCTTGGTGCGTACACTTCAGCAATTGCACCGCCCTCTGTAACAATACGGAAACCTGCTAAATCGCCTGTTAATGTATGCTCACCGTTTGGTGCTTTTTCACCTGTATTGTCCGAGCCTATGTAAACCATATCGCCAACTTTAGGCGCATCAGCTTCGGTTTCAATATACAGTTCAGTACCATCTTCTAAGGCACTATGCAAAGCCTTTGGCTCTGCTTCAAACAAGGCTTTTACCTTGTCAAGTAATGATTTTTTTTGTGTGGTCATTTTTATTTCAACTTTTCGTTTAGGTTGCAAATCAATTTTAGCATAAGCCTTAATAGGCTCTGCTATTGCGGTTATAAAACCAAGTTCTAATGCTTTGTTAGCGGTTAGGGTTGTTTCAACAGCCATTAGTTGACGTAGTGTATCAACATCTTGACCCGTCTTTTTAGCATAGAAATCGGCTAACTTCGTTTCGTTTTGGGTAAGCATTTCTGCCACCTCTGTAAACTTAGCAGCATCTCCACCCGCTTCAGTCCACGGGTTATGAATAAAAAACTCACTGTTAGGGGTCATTAATCGGGTTTCACCTGCCAACGCTATAACGGTGGCTATACTGGCGCATAAACCCTCAATAATAGTTTCAACGGGCTTATTTAACGATTTAATGTAATCATGGATAGCAAAGCCCTCGCTAACACTACCGCCCCGTGAATGAATGTGTAAACGTATTGTATCAAATTCACCTGCATTGGTTAATTGCTTTCTAATGCTATCCAAAGAAACAACACCAAACATATCAGCCATATCAGCCGCTACTGTATCTACTTCTCCGTAAGCGTATATTTCAGCTATTTTGCTCATTGATACAAAATTGTTAGTTTTGCTAAACACCATTACTACAAAAAAATGCAAGTAGATATATTAGCGCTTGGGGAGAGCCTAAAGGAATATAAGCCAACTGGCAATTTAACCATTGGTGTAAATGACATAGGGGCTTACTACCCTGCTGATGTGGTTATATGCGTTGATAACCTTTATAGGTTTAAGGGAGAAAGAAAAAAAACACTATGCAGTTATAAGCCAAAGGAATTTTGGTCGCATAAATTAGAGTTTAAACAATTCCAACCGGGCTTTAAAGAATACCAAATTGGCGGCACTCATAGCCTTAAAAATATGGGTAAAAAAAATACGGTTGTTTTTGGGTTTACTTCCGTTTATGCTGCAATAACTTTAGCGTATAACATATACGGTGCAACTGAAATAAATGTATACGGATGCGACCTTGTCAATCACCCAACATTAGGAGAAAAGAATATGCTAAACAAAACCGTTAAGCACCTTTTTGAACTGTTTTTGTATTTAAAGCAAAAAGGCGTAACGGTTAATCTGTATTGTGGTTTGGCTAAACTTTTCTAAACACCATAATAGTATTCTTAAACCACCAAAGGCTTGCCGCATCTCTTAACATTTGGCTTGTTTTAGCATCGTAATTGTACTCGCTAAACATTTTTATAACCTCTTCGTTTGGCAATTCGTTAACGTGTCCATCTCCACCTTGACCGGGTATAGCCCAACTGATAACAATACCTTTTGAAAAGGATGCTTTTAAATTAGATATAAATTGCTTTGTTAGTTCTTTTGGTATATGCTCACCAACTTCTAAACACAAAGTCCAATCCATTGGATGTGTATGTTCAAATGGGATGGTTAGGTCTTGTGTGTAACAATGTTTTGCTTTTCCTGTGTCGGGGTTTCCATCGTAGCCAAAACACCGTATTCCTGAAGATACAATCTTTTCAACATACTTACCCTTACCACAACCAAAATCAAAAACACCTATTTCAGAGTTTTTAAATACAGGCAATAACGCATTAGCTAATGGCTTATCAAAGGCGTGGTATTTATCCGTGTCATTACCCAACCAATACCCTGTTTCTGCAATTTTCATATATAGTGTCTATTCTGTTAGTAACATTCTCATCAAAACCATATTCACGGCTGTACCAAGTGTGAACGCAAAATGGACTGCCTTTAAAAAGCAATTCCGTAGTAATACCATCAGCCCAAATATAAGCTGATAAATTTAATGGTTTGCCTTTGGCGTGTAAATAATAAAAAAGCCCAGAAAACGGCTCATCGTTATTATGCTGAAACGTTCCCCTTTCTTTTGGGCGTGTTGCCTTTTTTATTCCGTCAAAGGTAAACGAATTAATAAACTCTTTAGACTTTGACCGTACCAATAAAGAGCAAGCCACAACATTAAAAATATTAAAGAATGGATTGTGTACCGCCCAACTATTTGACCGCCCAGGGTGAACACAACCATCGGGCATACCAACGTGAGTGAACGAATTGTCTTTTGTATACTTTAACAAGTTTAGCACAACATTCCAATCGGTAATAAAGCAATCCTCATCAATGTTTATTATGTAGTTAACCTTGTTTTCAACAGCGTGTTCAAACATATAGTATAGGTAGTCAACAGCCGCTTCAAAACCATGAAACCCAGTACACCTATATCTTATTACATCTTGAGGAATAAACTCACACATACGTTCCCACAATACAGGGTTGTTGCTTCTTGTATAAACAGCTACTTTCATAATAATACTTTTATATGGGTTACGTTTGCTTTTGCGGACCGTGATACTTCTTTATATTCTAAATTAGAAACCCCGTCATTAGCATCTATAATATTGACCTTTTCAGCGTTTGTTGCAGCGTGTGAGTAATCTCTTTTATGGTCGGTACATTCAAAAACACATTGCCGCCTATCAACAATAAGCCCTTTTGCTTTTACCCTATTAAGGCTCTCGTCATCTTCTCCACCCCACCCCCAAAAGTTATTTGAGTAACCGTTTATTGAATAGAACACCTCTTTGTCAAATATGGTAACACCCCCAAAATAATCAGGGTATGGCATTTTATATTTAAACTGGCTGCATTTTGTTGCTATGTGGCACGGGTTTAAAGAATAGCGATAGTCAACATCAGCCGGGCGCATATCAACATCGTGGAATATATAGTAAGCGCATTGTTCTTTTGATACATCAGCCCCGATATTTAAAAGTTTAGCCCTGTTAAATGGCTTTTTGTCGGCTTGTTCAACCACATAAATATGGTAGTTTCTAAAACCTTGTTTTTGCAAATAGCGTGTTAAGGTTGGAATAAATACATTTAGGTGCGCTTGCCTATCACGGTACGGAATAATAAATGCTGCACGTTGCTTTTGCTCTTTTAGATTGCGTGGTACGTTGTTAAGTTCCCCTAAGTGCCTTACAAAACCATTGCCTGTAATTATTGCTGAAACATAACCTTTGTTTTTGTAAAACACCCCTACATTAGCTTCAACAGTTGACCCGTGTTCACCGTTTTGTGCGTATTGACTAAATGAGTTTAACAGCTTGTATTCTTTTAGTCTTCTTAGCCCAGGGTTAAAACTAAACCCATTCCATATTCCCAAATGTTTAGTTGTTGGGTGTTTATATTGTACCCCCTTGCAATTATAGATTTTTGGTAACAATGGATGCCCGTTGGTGTCGTTTTCGGCTCTTATCCAAACTTGCAATACATTCGGGTTGTTTTCTAAAATAACCTTTGATTGCTCAATAAAGCCCGATTTGTAAAACTGCCAATCCTCTTCACAATGAAAAATATAAGGTGTTCTTACAAGTGCATAGGCTGTATCAATAGAGTATGGCTGACCTTTGTTAACTTCGTTTTCTATCCAAGTAATAAACGGGTATAACTCCTTTAGTTTGTCGTTGCAGCCTTTTACCCCGCTATCGTCAATAATAATAAAAGAGTGTAATGGGTATGTGTTAAACTCAAAAAAGGTGCTTAGTGTTTCCGCTAATAAGGTAGGTCTATTGCACGATGTTAGCACTACGGTAACATCAGATTGATTGGTAAAATTCATAGGCT